CATGCGCCATTGTGTCAAAACTCTCAAAAGCCTGTCCAGGTCTAGTATTCTTACCTAACCAATCACCACCTCCAACCCGCAGATTGCCTGGGTTGTTGCGTTCTGGATGTGATATTTCCATTCCAGACGATGTTGTTTGCGTACCTTCAGGAGGCTTCCAGTCGGGTGGGAACTCAACTCCACCACCAGGTGTACCAGTTGGGGAACCCGGAGTTCCAGGTGTACCAGGAGTGGGACCACCAGGAGCGGGCGCAGCACCAGGTGAGGCACCGGTAGTACCTGCTGCTCCATAGATACCGTCTTTATAGCCCATTGCCTTTAAAGTCTGATCTAGAACATTTATCAGTAGTTCGGACATCCTTTCGTAGAATCTGTCAGCTAGATCGACAATAGGACGGAAAGAAGCATCACCAGACCACCAACGCTGAACTTCTTCAAAGAAGTCTTTAAAACTAAGGCCGGGATCACCACTTTCAAGCAAATTATCTGGATGAGGACCGAACATTCGTTGTAGTCCCTCGCTAATGTTGCGAGGAAGTACCATCTCACCATCATGCAGGTTAGCGTTAACGATCCCGCCATGCTGATATTGTGGTGTATCGTAATCACTATAAGGATTCTCTACATTACCAGTGCCCGGTCCTCGATCTTTTATTAGGCCCTTCCTGCGTGCATCTTCAATTCGCTTTGCCATTTCAGGTGAAATTTGAACACCTGTCTTAGTAGGCAGGAATGGGGCAGTTATGGCTCGAGCGATCATGTCCATGATCAGCTTGCCGATTTCGGTGCTCTCAATCGCCTTGCGCAGAGCATCACCAATAAGATAACCGCCAACCGCCGATGCTATTGCCCCAGCCACCGCCAAACCTATCGGCGCTAGTGCAGCGGCTGATAGTGCACCAAGCAATCCACTTATCAAAGCTCCCGCAATAGCAGGACCAAACATAAATAAGACTGCAGCAATAGCCACCGCCCATTCAGGACCGACTATATCTTTTAGCCACTTAAACCCTTCAATTAACTTACCAACAACCCAAACAATACCCTTTATCGCCTCCCCTACTAACTTTAGATCTTCAATAAACTTAGCCCGATTGTCCTTATCCTCAAAGAACTTCCGCATCTCATCAAAGATGTGCTTAAAGCCGTCAATAACTTCGGGATCAGTTAACCAGTCACCTATTGCATCAAGTATCTTTTTAATGTTTTCAAAGTTGTCACTAACAATCTTATCAATACCTGAACTAAATATATCAACTATTCGATCCCACGTCATAGAAAGCTTGTGACCAGCATCAGCAGCTTGCTCTTGATTAAGCTTCATCTTGACCATTAGGTCATTGTGAAACTTTATTTGGTCGTTATAATCTTTTAGATTTAATGAAAGATTACGAATAGGATCAAGATCAATACCAAGATCACCTTTCTCAATCGTATTCTTGAGCATTTGATACTGAATGGTTGCTTCACCACCGTTTCTTCTTGCTTTATCTAGGGCAGTCGCCAGTCTTACATAGGCATCTTGAGCATTCAGGATTGGTTTTGTATCCCCAACTGTGTTTAACAAACCCTGCCATTGTTCCATTTTCCCTGGCTTACGCAGGGTTTCGGCTAACTTACTAACAATTTGCGCTGTCTGTTCAGATTGGATCCCGACAGCCTTTAAACCAAATTCGAAACTCTTTAGTGCAGCAACTGGTACTCCTGTTGATTTTGATAGGAGATACATGTTATTAAAGCTATTCATCGTCCGACGAATAGCTTCTTCAGCACCAATAGCCAATCCAATCAGTGCTAACCTAAACTCCTTGACCCCACGAATACCATTCTGCATGGTATCATGGAAACGCTTCGAACTCGCGGGGTCCGTCTGGAAGCCTAGTTTAACAAAGAATTCTTGGATTGTGATGCCTGCCATTAGTTACTATTCCTTGCTGCTTCCTCATACCTGCTTCGGTTCTCATCCCTGACATTTAGTGCTTCATTCATCCTCGCTACATCAGCTAGATCCAAAGTACCGTCAACTAGCGACTCGTAGAGACAAATTCCCTCTAGGGCTGGGCGCATAACCCAATCTTCTTCGTCGTTCATGCTGACGACGGATACGGAAGAACCTGACCCCCTGCCTCCTCCGAAGTGTTGGGCAGGGGTGCGGAGAAAAAACCGCTGAGGTTATCCTGCAACACAGCAAAGGTTAGTTGAAGCATCTCCATCATGTCAATATCTTCGAACATTAGTTCGCCGGATGGCATGGTGATGCGTACCCAGGCTTGCCCGTTCCATCTTGACACGACCTGCAAACAAGTCTTCAGGATAAACTCACTATCCTGCTGTGACATCTCAGCAACCGCAGTAGCAACGGGTCCCAATGCCGACCAGAAGTTGGCATCCATTGCGACATTAGTACCATCGGTTGGTCCGATGTCAGAAAAAGTCTCACCCATTCCGGAAAACACAGGCATAAGCTTCCGAAACAAGTGAAACTGCTTAAACGCGTCAAGCCTACCGGTGCGATACCGGGAAGTACCAAGCTCGAGTTCTTGCATAAGTCTACTCCTACGCTGCTATACCAGTCGCGCTTGCCAGACCTGTACCAAGGACAAAGTCGACAATACCGGCGTGGAAAGTCCACGTCATCTCGCCACCTTCCTTGGCATAAGTGACGTCAGCAAACTTTGCCCAGGCGCACATCTGGCAGACAATAACGTCATTGCGCGCCATGTCTCTTATCGAGATTGTATTGATGCCGAACGACTGACTAAAGACGCAATCCGCAGCATACATTGCTGACAACTGAGCATTAGTTGGGCTTGTCTTGAGCAGGCGCACCGTGACCGTTGCTGACTTGCCCGCGTGCAGCGAGTGCATTACAGAACCGTCGGCGCCAATAGTCATCGTGGACTTGTCTTCTGTCATCACGACACTGATACCACCTTCAGCGTCGCCAGCACCAGCCCCAAGACTAAAACTGCCATTGGGGCCAGAGATGCTGCACATGTTGTCTTGGAAACTGTAGGTTGCCATTGGGTTCTCCTAAGAAACAGGAAACAGCATACGTGGTGGACAGAGTATGCCAGTCTGCATTTCAGGGTCGTAAACGGGAAGGAGGGACGACCCCGCCACCCTTAGGGAGCGCGAAATCGAGCCAAGTACCAATTAGTTATCGTCTGCTCGTCCCGCACATCTGTTGTTAGCCAACCACTAGAGCCTGCATCATAATCGAAGGCGCGGACAAAGATACCATCACGAGAGAAACGATGGATGATGCAGAGGTCGTGTGGGTGGTAGAGATCGAAATCCGCTATTGCCGCGAGGGCTTCTTCCTCGCTGGCAAAGGGGACGGCATCGATCCAGTATTGTGTAATGACCATGATCGTTAGTCCGGATTTCGCGGTCGAAAGAGGAGGGGCGACCACGCCATTATTAGAAACCGCTGTACCGATCCCAACAGGAACCAAAAGCCCTGTGATGTCGGGCCGACTTGGCCTTGGCGGCTTAACCTTACCGGTTGACTTTTCGTCCAAGATACCAACCATCAGGAATAGGGTCAGTATCAAGAAGCCTTTTACTCTTTAAACCGTTCGTGATCCAAGATCGATTTCGATTTCGATAAAGCCAAATCTTTCGATTCTCTTGTTTCTGTTCAATTCGTTTATCTAATTCTTGTTGAGTAACTATTAAACTTCGGCCTCGATACCAACCATCAGGAATAGGGTTGTTCTTATTGACTCTTTTATCTTCAACACCATTTGTTATCCAACCTAATTGTCCTTGAGCAATCTTACCTCGCTCAGTAGGTCCATATCTTTTACCTTTTCTTGCACTAGGCTTCCCGAGTTTGGCAAGGGACATTCGACGTCTAGTTTCTTCACAAAACCCACCAACATATCTACGTTTGTTTACAATCAACCCATTAAGCGCATCTATTAAACAAGTCTCAATCAAACGAGCTTCTTTATATTCTATATCATCCCTCACTATTATTGGAATGGTTTCGTATCCTAGATCACGAAGAGACCGAACAATCGTACCTGTTGCTGTATCCCTACCTGAAAGATGTGTACTGATCCGACCTAGTTGTATGGCACATCCAACGTAGAAAGGCTTTCCATTGTCAGATCGAATCAGTACATAGACGTAGTAATCCATCGCTCAGTACTCCTCGGTATCCCACAAGAGGATAGCAGAGTACTAATTAAAAGCAAGAATTACTTAACGGTTAACATTTATGAGCACGTTCGAGAAGTGGACAGCACCAGCCAACTTTACCGCGACCTGGATCAGTGGTGCAATGCGCGCTTCACGCTGTGCCTGGTCTTGCGTGTCAACTGAGGCGGCAAAGGTATACCAACCACTGGAAAGCAGGTCACCTTGCCCCAACTGACCAAAGCCAGGTGCATTCCATCTACCCGGAGCAATGAGACCATTGGTGACACCCTGTGACAGTGCACCATCAGTAGTTGCAACCAGCACATGAATGCCTGGATCAGTCTGTGGGATCTTGGGTGACTGATACAGGACATTGTACACGTCAGTCTGAATGCGGTTTGCCAACCAATCCAGACCGTGCATCTCATCAAAGTAAGCGCGACCACTCATCACGCCCTCTTCAATAATGCTTGTGCCATTATTGTATTGAGCATAGACGTTGATACGCTTGCTGGCAAGAGTACTAGCTGAAGTCGCTGATAGCAGCTCTGGGATGATTCCTGGCTGCACCTTAAACTTCATTGTGATGGTAGTGTTGCTACCTTCGAAGTTAACAGTTAGCGCGCGACCAAAGAAGCTGGCCATAGCATAACTATTGGTGGCGCAATACTGAACGGCAGTCCGCATGTAATCCGCCAGGGAGCACTGGCTGCCAATATCAGTAGTATTGACCGGATCAATGCAGGTCGCCTCTGCTGTGGTGATGCCGTACAGATGCTTATCGGATGCGGCTTCAATATAACCACAAACCGCCAAGTGCTGAGCATCAGTCAATGGTGCACTAGCTGCAAAGATCAGCGAGTACCACCCACGACCATCCACCCGCACCACGCTGTCTACTGGTGTCTCTAGTGCGACACCGGGCGAACTACGCTGGGCTAGTGCAGCGGTGCACAGCATATTATCCGAGATGTCTGTAGCCGTAGCAGGCGCCCCCGGCGGTGGCAGCAGAAAGCTAACCGATGAGGTAGGACCGGTAGTAGTACTCTGGATGATAAATTGATGTCCAGTCCAGGTGCAGAGTGCATGAACAGGTGTTGGTGTAAGTGCAGCAAAGGCGGCATTGATTATCGTAGCAATACCATTGAGGTTGGTCTGCAGTGAAAAGTCCATATTGACAATTGATACAACAGGACCACCATCAACAGAGATCTGGAACCCACCATTGATGATTGAGGTCCAGTTGCTGATCACCTGATCCTCGGAAGGCATAGGCCCACCTGTCAGGCGCCCTGAAGTCGGTGTCCTTGCCCACCGACCAATGAATAGTGTGGTAGGCTTTGGTACTTGACTAAAGAACAGTTCTGCTGCCAGGAACTCCGGTGCGGTAGTACCAAAGTCACCAGCGACTTCTTCAATGGTATTGTACTCCCGCATTGCTTCACCCGTGTCGACTACGGTACTATCGCCCATAATCAACAGAGTATCGAAACGGGCTAGAGGCGCGGCGATCGGCGCAAAGCTGACCTCCACGTCGACTACGCGCGATACGCTCAAGCCTTGCATGATAGTTACTCCTCTGGAGGATCTTTGGTGATGAACCCAGTTAACTGGGTCTCAAGTATAGTCACACGCATCTGCAAATCAGCAATCTGTTGAATCTGTAGATTAACCTGAGTCTGCAATTCAGTAATCTCTTCCTGAGCAATAGCAAAGTTGTTGCGGACATCCCTAGTAAAGGCATTACCTTCTTCTGGTACGGTGGGATCTATTAGTGAAGTCATTCTATTACATCCCACTTTGTTCTACCATCATCCCAGTAGGTAAAGTGACCACGAGCATAGTGATCCCATAATGTCTCGGAGCCAACCTCAACATCCCTATGGAAATGCCTTCTGCTCTCAAAGGGTGGTTCTGCTTCAATACCAACCTGTGCACCAATAATAGTTGCAACGTTATAGTTGTACCTAACTTCTCGTCTAAGTACAAGATCAACATCTATTCGATTAACCCATTGGTTCATATACAACTCTGGTGCGTGGTTCATTGATTTAATCTCAACAAGACCACAAGCATTAGCCCGCAGCACAGCCCTATTCTGCCAGATAAAGAAACCTCTTCTAAAGAAGCTGGCGTACTGACCTGCATTGTCACCGTAGAAGGAACACATTATTGTGTCAATTTGGTGTTCCTGTAGTTTTAGTTGACCCAGACCATTGTTACCGTGAGGATCATTACCCAGCCAAGGGTCAAAGTCAACCTCAGTTGACATTATGCCGAACGCCACCCAATCTGTGCCAAAAGCCGGCATATTCGGTGGCTCAGGTTGCCAGCGAGGCCTAACCAGATCGGGTGGCAGACCAGTGACCCCTGCAATGATGTCATGCAAGAAATTCTCCCATGACTGATCGTGCGGTGGTCTTGGCGTCGGCTCCGGGCCAAGATACCCTGCCTGCCTACTGTCAGGGACAAAAGGCATTAGTGGGTCCGTAGTGACCTAGCGAGATCAGACCTAATAGTCCCAGTCTGACGAGTAACAGCAGGCTTGGCACGCTCCTTGATTATTGACTGTTGCCTATCATTGACAAGCAGAGCGTTTAGTTGTGCGGCTGCTTCTGTGTGCGTCTCGATCAGTTTAGCCAAGTCCTCAGAAGAAGGACCGGTGTGATTTGCAGGTACAGCAACAGGTGCCGAACCCCGCCTACGCCCACTGCCAGTCTCTACAGGTGGCGGTGGTGGTGCATCAGGATTGGGGTGACCCTCACCATTGCCATTAGTCGCCTTCTTTTGAAGAGAAGTGTAATGCTCGGCTACCGCAGCATGGTAGTCAGCATTGCGCTGTATCCGCGTCCGAACTGCACTGTGCATGAGTCTACTCCCTTGGAAAGGCTGTGCCAGTCCGTGGACTCTTGACTACTGGCTTGTCGCATTTCTGTCGCGTTCCACTTGAAGCAAGTCCTTCCACCCAACTGTTGGACTTGCATTGCCCTCTCTCCCATATCTCCGGCGGTACCACCTCGGGGGCGAGTTGGGAGGCCTGAACTTGTTAGGTCTTTCTATGCGTAAGACTATACAAGTCATCAGCAGACAATCGAACCGGTTCAGATTTTCTAGACTGTTCTATTAAGACTTTCAGTAAAACTATAAGTTTATCAAGCCTATCGATAATCTCATCAGCTTCGTTTTTAGTCATCTTAGGCACTGCCTATAGGATCTGGTATGGGAGGGGCAGGGATAGAGTCGTAAGACACAGCTGTTGCTTGAATCCAACCTCGCCCATAACCTGAATAGTCATCAAGT